GCTGCCGGCCAAACCAATGCCGAGCGGCTTGCCGAGGTGGTCAACCAAGCCGGCCAGTACCTGTTCCAGCGACCGTGGAGGTTTCGTGAGCGCACCAGTGCGCTCATCAGCCTCGTCGGTGGTCAGGACCACGTCGCCCTGCCGGCTGATGTCGAAGAGATCATCTCCCTGATCAACAGGGAGAACATCGGCTTCAACATCGAGTTGGTGACTCCAGACCACCTCCAGAACCTCCGAGAGATCGGGATCGACTCAGGCGGTCACAGCGTGACCTACGCCTGCATGGCCCGCACGGCCAACGCAGCCGGATCGGCCCTCAACGCCGTCCGGCTGGAACTCTTCCCGACTCCGACGGCAGCAGCCGCTGATGCTATTGCCGTTCGATACCGGGCCGGCTGGACGGACATTGCGAGCGGCGCTGCTGATTCGTACGAGATACCGATCCCCAAGTACATCGACACCTTGTTCATCCAGTACGCCCGAGCCTTCGGCATGGCGTATGAAGACGAGGGCCTGTCGCAGAGGCTGATGGAGATCGACGCTGGACCGGTCCTCGCCGGCGCGATGACCAAGGACGGCATCCTCCAGCGCGACATCGGTCGCCTGCGCCCGTCCTACGAGATTGGCTACAGCATGAGCATCCTGCCTCGATTCACTCAGAACCCGACCTGACATGGGAGTATCAGTCAGCCCATCTCCTGCGGATACGTTCGAGTGGCTGACCCATCCGACTCTGGTCACTCGTTCTAGCACTGGTGCCGGCGTGATCGGCCAGCAGGTGTCGAACTTCTCGCTGACAGATGCACAGTTCACTAGCCTGATTGACGGCGGTGGCGGGCTACAGCCGACGATTCGCATCGACTGCCTGAATGTTGGTCGCACGTTGATCATGCCTCTGGTCCAGTTCACTGGGTCAGCCACATTCCAGTTCCAGATCCTTGGATGGACGTACAGCCGGCCAACGTCGTCGTGGATCTGCCAAGCCGTCACGCACAGCCCGACGGCAATCAATGCTGCTAACCCTGCCGACTCTGGAGGTGGACTTAGCATTGACGGCGTGACGTATCAGGCTTTCGCAACGCTTGGTGTGACAGCGACGGCGGCTGCTGATGGAGATGGTGGCGTTGTCCCGTTGCCATCTCACTACGAGATCCTGCCTGTCGAAGGTCTTCGCGGTGCTAACGCGACCTTACTATGTGCGTCCAGCGCGTTCATTCAGGTCAACAACTACGGCTGGCGATACTTGACCGTGCATCTTCGCCAGACGGCTGCGGTAACGTACACCTGCAATTTCCGATGTTTGCACGCATCGTGCGGACAGATATTCAGGTGACCTATGGCGCTGAATATCAACCCAGACTCAGCAGGCTTGAACGATTGGGAATACCACCCGACGGTCATGTCGATCGTAGCGACATCGACGGCTACTTCGATGGGGTTGAAACCTGCTTCGTTCGCTATGTCGGCCAAGGCGTTCTCTGATTTCGAGATTGGTGACGACGGCCTTGGCATTCAGTTGAAGCCAAGCATCGTGATCGACACGGTCGGTCGTGGCCGAATCCTGATCATGCCGTGCATCACGGCTGCGTCGTACACCGACCTCAAGTACCAGTTGATTGGCTGGACATGGAGCCGGCCAAACAATGCTTGGATCGGTACGGCCATCACGCACTTTCCATCGGCCAGAGTCAACATGGCTGTGATGCAGTACTCCGGCGCCGGGATTACGCATCCAGCCGCCGGCGCCACGGTGTTCAAGCCAATGGAGCGCATCGGGGTTACGACAGCAACGGATGCCGACGGTGGCCTTGGCGTCGTTCCTTTGCCCAAGCAGTACGAGATCCTTCCAGTTGAGGGTCTGGTTTCGTCGGCTACGACCAGTCACGCCGCGCCATGCACGATCGTCGTCAATAACTATGGGTGGAAGTACATCAGCCTTCACCTTTTGGTTGGGGTCGCCCCAAACGCAACGGTGTCGGCCATGTGTCTCTACCGGCAAGACAACGGAGCGTTCAAATGACCAAGATGACAGAACATAACCTCAGATTCTACAGCATGTTGGGTACTCTGGTCGCTGGCTTTGCTTCGGTTTGCATGATGCTGGGTCGCAGGGACGAGTCCTTCAACCGGGCGCAGAACGACATCGTGGAACTGCGACAGATAACGGCTGAACTCGCCAAGACTGCTGCCTCAACGGCCCAGACTACCGTGTTTCACGGCGAGAAGATTGCTGAACTGCGGGCGCGTATCGAGCGCATGGAGGACCGGCAATGAGGTGGATCGTCCTCGCCCTGCTCCTGACGGCCTGCAAGAGCGGAACGCAGGAGATCGCTGACAGCGCCAGTGCAATTTGCGTCAAGGTTCAGTCGGCAAACCGGTCGGCTGAAAAGGTCAGTTTCGCCGCAATCCGGCAGTCTGAAACGGTCAGTTTGGCTCAACTGGACCTGATGTCCAGCCCACCGGACATCGAGTCGGCCCGTGGCCGGCTGGATGAGATCGGAGTTGATGCCGAGGTGATCAGGACTGAGGCGGATCAGATCATGGTTCTGACCAACGAGATCGATACCGAAACCAAGGACATCGTCGGGAGCCTGCCGTCAGTCAAGGATGTGACGCCTTGGTGGTCGGGTTTCCTGACTTATCTGGCGCTCGCTGCGATCCTTATCGCCGCTGGGTTTATTCTGATGCAAACGGGGATCGGCCACGCGATGGGTGCGTTGCTCACGCGCCTGATCCCCAAACGAAGGAGCAAGTAATGATCTTTGCAAGCATTGAGAGCCTCATTGGCTCAATCTGGGCAGTCGGTCTGGCGCTCGTGTCGGGCTATGTTCTGGGTCACATCTTCCCGATCAGCAAGTTCACCAAGAAGTGAGACACCCCCGTTCGCCCTGCTCCCCCGGCTTATCCGGGGTGAGCGGGGTCTAGGAGACACAGATGGCAACGCGCATTCAGGTTCGTCGGGACACGGCAGCAAATTGGGTCGCGGCTGGCAGCACAGTGCTTGCAGCCGGCGAGATCGGCTTTGAGTCGGACACGCTGCTGTTCAAGATTGGCGATGGTCTTGCCCAATGGCAGAACCTTGAGTACGCCGGCGGGACTACGCCAATCTGGAAGAACTCCGGCGGAACAGCCATCACCGATCTCAATGACGCATCCCTTCGGAACAATGGGAATGGCAAGTACTTGTTTGCCGGAGCAGATGCGTCTCTCGCGAACGAGCCTTCTGGCCTGTCAACCGCAACCGACGGGCAGTTGATGGTGACGGTCGCAAAGTACGACTACACCGGTCTGACAGCATCTGGCAACGAGCGTTTCCTGATGACGCTCCAGACGCTGACCACTGGCAAGTTCTTCTTTCGGACCTACAACGGATCGTGGTCGGCGTGGTATCTGGTCATTACTGGTGACTCCAGCGGCAACGCAACAGTTCCGGGCGACCTCGCGGTCAATGGTGCCGACATCACGACGACCTCGACCGGCACGGCCACGGTGTTCAACACGAACGCCACGACGCTCAATGTCGGTCAGGCTGCAACAACGGTGTCGGTCGGTGCCACAACTGGCACTGCCACGATTCGCAACGCAACGACTGCGATCACTGGTAACGCCACGGTCGGCGGCAGTGCTACGGTCGGTACGACCCTTGGCGTCACTGGCAACACGACGCTGACCGGAGACCTTGCTGTCAACGGAGGCGACATCACGACGAGCGCAGCGACGGCCACGGTGTTCGACACTGCGGCGACGACCGTTGACATTGCTGGAGCGGCCACGACGCTGAACATCGCTGACGCTGCGACGGCTGCTCAGACCATCAACATTGGCACCGGAGTAACGGGCAGCGGCGCTACGAAGACGATCAACATCGGTACCGGCGGCGCTGCCGGTTCCACGACGAACGTCAACATTGGTGATGCGGATGGCGGGCTAGTCACTGTCAATCGGGCGCTGACTGTGAATGGGCTGACGACGCTCGCCGGCGGACTTTCTGGGACGATTGCTTACAGCAATCTAAAATCGGGAACGGTAATCAATGTTGTTGGAACCGTCCACCAAGACAACAGCGTTGTTGACACCTTGAGTTCCGGTTCCATATCGAGAACTAGGACTTGGACATACACCCCGCTTATGTCGAATTCCAAAATTGTGATATTTGCAGGGAGTATGTCTGCCTCGGTTACTGGTGCCAGCGGCAGCGCCCAAGGTTCCGTGTCAATTACCGCCTCACAAACCAGTTCGCCCGCCGGTACTTTTTCATTGACTGGACCGACAAATACTTCGGCAACTATCACAAGCCAACAAACCGTTTTCATAGGTGGCCAATACCTGATGACTCATACTGCTAGCGGAAGCGGATCAAGAACATATACGCTTACGGTCACAACAACTAGAACCGCAGGCGCATTGAATTACAACATGCTGGTTCCTCAGGTTGTAACAACTCTTTTTGAAGTCATTCCCTGATGCCCTACATCGGCGCCAACCTCCCCTACAAGGGCTGGACGACTGACACCCAGTTCTCCACGGTTCCGCCCGGTTTCTCGCAGGACATGCTCAATGTCATGCCTGTGGACCAAGGGCGCCGGCGCTTGCGCCTCTCATCTCGCGCTGGCTTCAACCCGATCTACGAGTTTGGTTCTGCCGGCCCGGTCCAGTGCATGGTTCGGTGTGTCGCGTACACGGGCGCTGCTGGCGCCCTGAAGGAGGTCATCAAGGACCGCACGATCATCGTCAAGGCCGGCGTCGTGTACTACCTCGAACAGGGTGGCACCCCAGCCGCATGCAACATCGCCGGCGGTGCATCTGCTCCCAACAACACGCCTGCGCTGGACGCCAGCGTTCGCACTGTCGAGGGCGTGCAGTTCAACGACTACGTCTACCTGTGCGACGGGATCAACTACGTCAAGGTTGACATCAGCCTGACTGTGCCAGAGGTTCAGAAGTGGGCCGGCCCGTACGGACATGTCGAAGTGCATGTTCATCCAAATACGAGTTACGCCACATTGATTGCTCGATACGGCGCACGCATTGTCCTGTCTGGTGTTGCGGACGCAGAAACCAACTGGTTCATGTGTGCCGTTGACAACCCAGAAGACTGGACTCCAAGCGGGCCTGCCGAAGACGCCATCGCTGGCGGTGGTTCGGACTACGGCACTCTGGGCGATCGCATCATTGCCCTGATCCCGCTTGGCAACACTGGACTGCTGTTTGCCGGACAGCGCAGCATGTCGTACCTGACGGTCGATCCTGCGCTCGATCCAAACCCGCAGATCATCAACCTCAGCCGCAGCATCGGCATCGTCGGGCCTCGTGCGTTCTGCTACGGCCCTGAGAAGATCGCCTACATCCTTGGGTACGAGGGTCTGTACCGGGTCAGCCCAAACGACTTCAGCCTCGACCGTAGCAACCTGATCAGTCTGAACGTCCTCGACTCGTTCTTTTCCAAGACTCAGTGGGAGGACCTCGACGTCGTTCTGACGTACGACATCGAGTTGCGTGGCGTATGGATCTGGCTGACCCGCAGGGACCAGCCGTCGGTCAGCGTCCACCTGTTCTACAGCGAGCAGACCAATGGGTTTTTCCCCCAGCGCCTATACGAGCCAGAGTTCTATGGGACGCTGTCCTCGTGTCAGGCGATCGTTACGGACGGTCGTACGCCGGTCGCCCTGATGGCTAGCGCGGAGGGCAAGATCGGATACTTCGACTACCGAATCATCGCCGGCATCGACGGGTATCCGGCTAGTGGTTACAACTCAGCCGCCGGCGGTACCTACACGCCGCCCACGCCGGAGGAATCTGAGGACCGTCGGGTCCTGAGCAACCTCAGCATTGGTCCATTGCTTGGCGATCTGGGGACGCAAGTCATGCTGCGGGACGTTCTCGTCGAGTTGAACTCCGAAGAACACCTGCCGGACCTTGACGTCAAGGGCGACCTGCCCCGTCCGGCTTTGGCTCTATCGTACGGCGACACGGCTGAGAAGGCCATCGCCAGCAGCCTGACGACCGTCCGGTTCGTACAGGGCCTGTCGGTCACGGTGGACGGCGGCGCGTCCGGCACCTCGTCGTTCGCGTCCACGATCGATGGGGACGACGCTACCCCGACGGCGATCACGGTGTGGGAGGACGGCGGCTATGCCCCGACCGTCTACGGGAACTACGAGGCCCGTTCTACCTTCGTGGACCCCGAGGACCGGGTCTACGACGGTGCGGTGCCTGACGCCGAGTACTACCTCAAGCGGGATACTTGGGACGCAGCGGAGCGGTGGCTGGTCTACAACACCGACAACGCTTCTCTGGTCTACGTTCAGCAGGCAGTGAACGGGGTGTATAGTGCAGATCCGACCGTCGGTGAGTACCGATTCCGACCTGACGGCGTGACGACCAGTGCTGAACTCCAGTCCGACGACACCGCCGAGTTCCAAGGCGTGCTGATTGAGGCTGAGAACCTTGCGCTTGGCGAGTTGTACGAGGGCAATAACAATCACTTCCGGTGCAGGGTTAGGGCTGGCGCGGCCTACCTGCAAATCAGCAGTCAGGGCTACCCGTGGGCGCTTGAGCGTGCGTCGGTCCTGATCGATCCGGCTGGTCCGCGCCGCACCGTGCGAGAGGTGACCTAATGGGACTGTTCGACTCAATCTTCGGCGGCAAGAGACGTCAACGTAGCGCTCAAAAGAAACAAATCAAGGAATTGCAGACCGGTCTGCGTGACCTTGGTACGCAGGCCGGTCAAGCCTACGGAACCCTCGCCGGCGAGGTGGAGGGCTTCTACCAGCCGTCGCTGGACTACCAGCAGCAGCAGATGGATCTGGTTCTGAACCGGTTCATGGCCGACCGTCAGGCCAACATCGACCAGTATCGAACTGGATACGAGCAGAACATCTCGCAGTTTCAGACGGCCTACGACGACATCCGTCGTCAGTACACCGCCGGCATGGAGCGCGTGTACGGCGAGGCGGCTACCGGTCGGCAGGCGATGCTGGAAAGTGTCGATCTTGCCACCCAGCGCAACGTCGCTCGTATGCAGGCCCGCAACGCATTCAGCGGTCTTGGCCTAACCACGTTCGGCCAGCAGGCTGTTTCGGCTCAGGAGTCAGAGGGCGCTCGTCAGCGCGGTGTGATCCAAGAGCAGTACGCCGGCCAGTTGGCTGCGATTCGTCAGGCCCAGACGTCTGGCGAGACTGCTCTTGCCCAGCAGCAGGCTACTGGTCTGACCGACCTGCGAACGCGGCAGACGACTGGTCTGGCTGAGATGGGTACATCCTACAGCAGCGCACTTGCAGGTCTCCAGCAGGGACTTGGGTCTCAGCGACTTGGACTGATGATGGGCATGCAAGGCCAGCGAATGGACTATCGCCAGCAGCAACTGATGGCCCCGATTGGCTTTCAGGAACAGGCACTGACGTTGCCATTCAATGCACAGATGAATCTCGCCATGCAGCGAGGAACGGGATCACAGCAGTTCGGAAACGCACTGATCGGAGCCGGCCTTGGATTGGCTGGCAATGTTCTTGGTGGGTTGTTCGGCTAAGAAAGGAAACGAAACATGGCATATCAATACCCAACGATCGCTTCTCAGATGGCAGCAATGCGAGGACAGCAGCAGGCCCCGGCATACCGTCGAGGCGTGGCGCAAATGACCAAAGTCCCGTCGCGGGACTTCCTGCTTCCCGAGGATGCCGAGGCCCTGCAACGGGATTACGAGGCGCGACGTTCTGCTGGTGGTCTTCCTTCTGATGCTCCGCAAGTATCACCGGGTGTTATGTCCAGTGCTGCTGCCATGCCGGCATCTACTGGAACATCATTCCTAGATCGACTTGGCAGCGAGTTCAAGAAGAACATCCCCGACTTGTTTCGAGGCATTTCTGCTGGACTGGCGTCGTATTCCGGCAATCCAATGACTCCGTACAGCGGCGTCGGAGAGGCGATGGCCGGCACGATGCAGCGCAGCGAGCAGACTCGCGAGGCTCGTCGTCAGATGAGCCTTGCCGAGGAATACGGGACCGCCGAGGCCAAGGGTGTTGCAGCAGCCGAGCGCGAGATGAATCGCCAGAACATGGGCGACTTCCGTGGCATGGTCCAGAAGGCCGCTGTCGATACGTCGTACATCGATCACCTCGCCAAGATGGAGGGCTTCCGCATGGGCGTGCCTTCCGGCGGCGTGAACAAGGCGATGCTGGCATACACCGCAGCCAACCCATTCAGCGCCACCGAGCGCGAACGCATGGACGCTGACCTTCAGAAGCGTCTGGCGTCGGCCCTCCGCATCTCGTTCTGAGGACAACATGAAACTCATCCCAGACAACGGTCAGCCAATCCAGCCAGACCCGGTCGTCCCGCAGATGACGAACGATGAGGCTGACGCCGACATGTTCGGCAGGATCGATGCTGTCATCGAGCAGATGAACAAGAATCCCGGCTGGGCTATGGGCGATCCGACCATCGCCGGCCAGCCGTCGTTTGGTCGTGCTGTGGCGGGCATCGAGAACGGCGACTATCAGGGCCTTGAGATGCTGGAGTTCGGCGCCGTGCGCGGGAGTCCGGCGGTTTCATTCACGGATGAAGACGGTCAGCGTCAGGTGATCAAGGTCACCATGCCGCAGTGGCTGGGCATGATCCAGACTCGCGACGATGCCCGGTCGGAACTTCGCCAGCAGCGTGAACTTGAGTCGAAGAAGCAGGCGTTCGCCGGCCAGTTCAAGGCTCTCGCCTCGCGAGTTGGAGAATCGCAGGATCCGATCGTCAGCGATTACCTTGGCCTGCTGTACCAGATGGACCCCGGCATGGCTATGCAGGGCCTTCAGTCGTTCATCAAGGCTCGCAGTGGTCGCGAGGAGTACACGGTCTACCGTGGAACGGAGATGCCGGCGTCGTTCGCGGAGCAGGTCGCCGCCATCGACGACGCTCAGTCTGACATGCGTATGGATGCATTTGGGCGTTACGCCGGCAATCTTGCCGATCAGGGACGGTTCCAAGCGGCTGGTGCGGTCAACATGTACTCGACTCTGCTGCGCCCCAAGGGTGACCGGGTGACGCCTCGCGGCATGACTCTGCCCCAGTACGCGCAGCAGACGCAAGGCCAGATGGCTCTTGCACTTCTGATCGACGCGATGCGTCAGGGTCTGGTACCGGGCCTCAGCAATCCGGTGCAGTTGCCGTCTACGGCTGGCCGCATCGACCCGAACGAGATGAACCAGTTCTTGGCCCGGTTCAACGAAGTGTCCGGCGCGATGGGATGGGGTCCGTCGTCGGAGGCTGACCTGCCAATCATCTTGGATGCGATCAATCGTGTGCGCGGCGGTATGTTCACCGAAGAGCGACCGCAGGCAGTTCCGTCGTCCGGCGGTCGTCAGTCGTCTCAGGCACCAGCGCAGGGCGGATCCGCGCAGCAGCCGCAGATCGGCACTGGTCAGCGGAATGCTCTGGAGAATATCGCAGCGACGGCGTACGACCCAGTGCTTCGGCGCCAGTTGAGGTCTGGACACCCTATGGAAATGCAGGCCGCATTCACGCGACTGAAGAATCTGTACGAACAGTCACGTCGTCAGCCGGAGGTTCTTGGACAATCCGGCATCAGCAAGTCAGACATCGAGGCCGTGTACTCACTGTTGACGCAAGAGTAACCCATGAGCCAATTCTCGTTCTTTCCGCAGCCTGACGGATCCGACCCGCTTACTGACGCACTGTCGCAGTTCCGCCGAAGCCAGAAGACGCTTGGGCAGAGGTCAGAGCGAGAAGAGTCTCAAATGCAATTTGGTCTCGCCGTTGGCAACCTGTTGAACAACGTCAACCCATTGAGTTGGGTGGTCAGCCCATCGACGGTGATGGACGACATCGCTGACTTCCGCGAGTTCATCGATCGCACCCAGACGATCAACACGAAGAACGAACTGCTTCAGGAGATTGAAAGTGGCGCCCTGACTCCGCAGGAGGTTCTGTTCCGCCAGCAGCAGATCGAGGTCCTC